CTTTTTGGTCTCTCTTAGAGAAACCGAAGAAAAGAATGTGTTCCCCAACACATTCAATTACTTCAGCGATACGCAAGATCTAATTATCCTCATGAGGATTATCTTGTTGCACCCGGCAGAGAGCCCCGGGATACGCACCTTGATTGCTTGTAAGCACTCAACGTCTTAACGACGATTACACTTTATAGAAAGTGTTAAAACTGGTATTTATACCATCAACGTCTCAACGACGATTACATTTTATAGAAAATGTTACAACTAGTGGATTACCACCATTCACTCCGAAATCGGGGTTGTCTGGAAACCAAACACAAGGTGAACCATTGACACATTAACCGCCCTTTCGACGGCCCCTCATCTTTCGACTTCGTCGGTCTCACACCCGACAATCTCAGAGTGGTCAGCCCGATCGCACTACAGAGGTATATACTCTGCTTGGCCAATCTTTTCGTGCTCTACGAAAATCTTGACAGTAGCGACCGGAGAGTTGTTGCCCACTATAGCATAGTCCGTAGCAAACAGATACACCCTCAATTTAGCAAGGTGTTCAACTGTCTTCCCCGGATAGTGGTAAATAACATGCCCTTTACCTTCCCTCCCAGTAATTCTGACTGCATTACTAGGAAAAGACCCCACAGAGGGGGCGACCCATCTATCACCCAAAGCACACCAAAACTTGTGCGCCTCAGGGACAGTAGGATCAAGGAGCACAACAACAGCAACTCTATTTAATCTCAAGTTAGGCGACTCGAGAAGAGCATCCGGAACCGTAAGACTCCGCTCTGCCGTAGCGAACCCAGTATGAGTCCCAAACGTTAGAGACGGATCAAACGTCACCTCCGTGGCGGTAAAGCCAGGGATGAGCTTGAGCCTACTTTCAGATTCCGTGATATCAGCCCAGCTGGTACTGGGAGACCTTTCAACAGACATAGAGAGCCCGGAAAATTCACGGGCGAGCTTAGCGAGTGCCTGCTGGCGACTGCGCCTCGCGCGGTTTTGTCTAGCTTTGCGCGTCTCAGTGTTCTGTCTCTTAGGGGGCATTATGCAACACACAATAGGTACAAATATACACACAAAGTTCGGATAAGGCTTAAATTGAAATACTTTGAATTACTAACGCCGATGATGCCCATGAAGACATCTATCAACATAACTCAAAATATAACCCAATAACTAAGGGAATCCAGTCCCTCGAGAAATCACCCAAATGATGAGTGGTTCTCACTGAAATCGAACTGAGAAAGGAATTGAACCTCACATCAGCCTAATCCAGAGTCTGCTTGTGTCCAAGTGGACACTCGCTGGCCTTTAAACCCTCTCCGAAGCAAATGCATGAAACTAACTACATGAACTATCTATACTAATGCACCTATACCTAGAATAGAGTATCTACCCTCAAAAGAAGGCAGACTGCGTCGATGCCCCCACCGACACTCCATTCACTAATGATACGGGACCACCAGTCGTCCCGGCCGATTTTACCTCATACAGGTCTTCGTTAGAGGGCGCTCCTATATGGATGCGTCTTTCCGAACCCTCAGCTTCCGTTGTCGAAGTAGAAGGTAATGTCTTAGATTCATTTAAACTCAGGTGAGAAGGGCGTGCGAAAGAAGTACCTCCCGAAATGCTCTGAGGCATTGTTAACAATGCATTCTCAGCGTATTGCTTCAACTGTTTAACACAATTCAGGAGACTAGTTCTCTCAGTCCTATCGATCCCAACAGAGACCGCAGGAACTTTCACGTAATTATTACACGTGCCTCGGAAGTCACAATCCCAAACGGGGAACAATGAAATCGCAACTCCTTGGCCGGTAAACCCGCTCACCTTCGTATGCAAGAAAAACATCCTCCGCATCTCTTGGTTGCCTAACCTCAACTTGGATTTACCCAAGGGCATATCATAATCCGGCACTAACATGACCGCCCTAGGGAGGTCCGAAAGAGCACAGACTACTTGACAGCCCGGGAGAGGATCAGCCGTAGAAATTCCAGGATCCCTCAACTCGATGCACACTTCTCCCATTGTTTCCTTTGGGACGTGCGCAACGATAAAGACCAAGCACCACTTAAGATGCATATAACCTTTAGAAGGAATCAGACCCTTTTCGTACTCACTTTTCATCAGTGCTTTAAGCGCAGAGTACGAATTGTCTGGAACTAAAACGATTGGTTTCTCCCCCGCAGAGGCTTTGACTCGCTTCCAACGACCAAAACCTGCCTGCTCTCTCATATCTTCCTTAAACTCTTGCGAGCCAAGGTAACTTTGAAGACTATTGTCCAGAGCATTCAGTTGGTGAGATGTGGAGCGCCGAATCAGAGACATTTTCGGTTTGATAAGAAAAGCGATAAGTGTGAAGTTGCGTCTTGAATCAATCTCTCACAAGTGTGAGTTGAAGGCGAGAAGCTAGAACTCTACCCTCAAATCCGGAGAAAAGCTAACAAACAAGGCCAGCAAAGGACTTTGATCAACGGGTCCCAGGCTGAATGTACGCGACAGATTCAATTTATGACTTTGATCAACGGGTCACAATGAATTCTGTTGTATCAAGTTTGTTTTCAGTTCTCTCGGTAGATGAACAAGAAACTATTCACTCAAATCAAAACTATGAAATGCAAGATGCAAACACACTATACACATGCAATTACTAAGTTCAAAC